CGTACCCGCCTTCGTGGGCCAATAACATCTCTAATGATTTCTCAAAGTTCTCTTTCATTTTTTGCCTCCGAAACCCTTCATTGTTCTGATACCAAACGAGGCGGCAATGGACGCATACATACCCCACTGAACCCATAGGGGGGTAGTCTCAAGGTTGGCAAATCCTCGTGCCATAGTTTCTTGTAGACTAGGAATAAAATTAGCAACAAGGATAAGAACAAATACAACTGTCCAAAGTTCATCTTTCCAGCTGTTATTGCTAGCTTCAATCGCAGATTGTTCCCAATCAATCTCACCAGTAAGTTGTTTCTTTTTAATCTCTGCTTCTGTAATTTTAACGGCTGTCTTTGCATCGATATAACTTTTCGCCAACCCACCCAAGCTACCAACTATCTGCCCAATCATTGCTGCACCCTATCTGTCTTTGCTTCTTTACCCAACCACAATGCAAACGATGCACTGAGCATAGCAGTGACCAGGGAAACAAAAGCACTTTGTTGAGTTGTGGGATCTTCGAGCGTCATGAACCAAAGACAAACCTTCCAGGTCAAAACGATCTGGCATAGAAAAGCTAGTCTAGGAAGTATCTTCAGCTGATCGATCGCGCTTGCTGTCAGTTGAACCATTTAAAACTCCTTTCGCTATGCGACTTTCACTTGTTTGTATAACAACTTTTCCATCATCTGTATATACAATCCATCTATTACGCTTTACCTCTACCAATCTCACCACCTACCCTGAGATTTACCAACAAACCAAATAATAGCTACAAATATTCCAAGTCCAGTAACAACCAAAACAATACCAATTATCCAGTTAATTAGATTGTCTATTTTTTCTTGCCTTCTGTATACCATTTCTTTCTGCATCCTGCGCTGTTCTGCTTCGATCTGAACAATGCTTTCCCATGCAGATGGGCCATAATATAGTGAAATATGTTCACGCAGCTCTTCGCGCATTTCCTTCACTTTCTGTTGTGCTGCCCAAATCTCTATCGCTGAGGTATCAAATTTAGGATCAAGCTTTCTCCATAGGGGAGGATCTTTGGCTTTGTTTCCCATGTAATCCAAATCAGAAACTGCTTTGCCAAAAGATGAAATGTCTTTACCTAATTGTGATATTTCTTTTCCGGCAGCTACAGCTTTTTTTATCCCAGAAAATGCTGTTGTTGCTATAGCGATTGCACTTGCCGGATCTATCATTGATTAGATTATTACTCTCCTGTGATTAAGTAATTGATAGTTTGAACCAGTATCATGAGTTTCAAACTCTAGAAAATGTCTGTAACCTCTTGAGTAGTGACTTGGCATTTTGCCAGAAAAACTTGTAGAAAATGTTGGCAAATAATTAGAACCTCGTTCTATATAACCACTAAAATTTGTACTATTGAATGAAAAAAATCTATCTAATGTTATTGGCACCACACTGGTTACTGGTATGTCAGGAGTAATTATAAGTCTTTCAGTTACCGCTGAGTAACCACCTTGAAAATTATAAGCTGAAGTTAAATTATAACATTTTAAAAGAGCTGTACTTGAACTTGCTGAAGTAAAAAATACTTTTGTCCCATCTGAATTAAAATTAAGACTTCCTATCCCAGATGAGCCTAAAGTGCCAAAAGCACTAAATCCATCGTGACTTTCTGTTGTTGGGTCAAACGCTGATGAAAGAGAATATTGGTCTACTCCATCTCCTGATTGACCCAAAATATACATTTTTGTACCGTCAGCATTAAATCTTATACCAGTTGGTTGAGTTTCTTCCCCTGATACTGATTGAGCAGAAGTATGAGAAGCAGTTGCTATATCATAAGCACTAGAAAGAGTATAAGTATTTACTTCATCACCACCTGTGCCAACAACAAATAATTTTGTACCATCATTATTAAAAACCATTTCAGCGGGTAAAGTTTCTTGTGCATTTACATCAAGCCTTGTTTCACTTTGACCATTTATAGATGACATTAAATAAGGAACTGATAAAGTATATTGAACGATTTCATCATAATTATGATGGCCGACATAAGCTTTTGTGCCATCATTATTAAAACAACCAAAACTCTGAGTCTGGACAAAACCATCAGCAAGTGTGTTATCAAATGTCCATTTAGTTATATCATCTAATTCGGCTGCGCTATTGTTATGGCCTGGAATAAAAGTAACTGTAAATTTTTTATGTAATGTAGAAGGAGACCCAAAAGTTATTGCTGAGTTTTGCGTTAAAGTTCCTAAATCAAAATGGTTTGATGAACTGCCAAGATTTAGTGTAATTGAAGCAGCACTCGAAATACTTTCATAAACAAAATCTTTAGTTTTATCAGCGAGAAGTCTAGCTCTTGATGCCATATCTTTATCCTATGGTTTTGTAGGCCACACAACATTAAGTGGCGATGAATAATTTTTAGTTATATCTCTTAATGCTTGCCGATAATCTAATTGCGCTTGTGTTGGAGTTATATCAGAACAACACCACCAATCAGTCTCAGCAAGTTTTTTATTTCTTTCTTTCCTAAGATCTGCAAGTAAACGAGTTGAAAAATTATTTTGTTTTGCTTTAAAAGCTGCCTCTTCCTCAGTCGTAAGAGCAACAGTTTCTGTAACTGGTATTGCTCCAGAACAATCGGTCACACTTTTATCCATACTTAACTCCTAAAAACTACTTAACAAACCGTAAATTTGAACAGCTCCACTCGCTATATTTCCAGATGACATTGAGAATTTTACACCATTAAATACTTGATCTGCTTGAGTAGAACTTATAGATCCATAAAAATTACCTCCATCTGGAAAATTACCTGTGGTGCGTAAAAGATATTGACCATGAACCATAGGCGGCTGACGTACTTGAGAAGTAGTAAAGCCTCGATTATGGAATATAAAACTTCCAGATATTCCTTCGTGGTCGGCACTACCCATATTGCCACCAATTTGTATAGAGCTATGTGAAGTATCACTATTAAATGATGAGTTATCAGTATAAGCATATCCATAATGATTACTTAAAGTTTCAAGATAAGATGATCCATTACCTAAGTATAAGTCTAAGTGCGCTCCATCAGTAGCAGGAAGCAAATTAAAAGTAATAAAATAAGCATTGTATGCATCACTTAAATTGGAAAAACTTTTTGATGCAACATTAGAAAATCCATCACTTGCTATATGTAAATGACTTAATGTTCCTGTTGCATCTGGCAGTTTTACATCTCTATTTGCTGTTGGAGTTTCCCAATCTAACTCACAATCAAAACTTGTACTTTTATGATCAGTCCAATATAATTTTTGCTCGGATGCAAAATTAAGTCTATTGAGTTCACCTTCAAATTTATACTGAGAAGCCGTTAACGATCCACCTTTTAAAACATTAAGCTCAACTTCACCATCACAAAAACTTGTGTTTGTGCTAGTATCTTGAGTTACACCCCTAATCTGAGCATAAACCAAATCTTGACCGCCATTGCTTGTTTTTGATTCAAACTCAATAGCACCGATATGATTTCCATCGAAAACAGAACTATCAACTTTTTTAAGTTTTAATAAAGCTTCGTCTGTGCCAGTGTCTGTTGTATTTGTAATTTGGAAGCCAGTAGTTGTTGTTGCTACTGTTGTATTACCGTTTGTTGCAAATATAGGTGAAGCAGATAAAGCAAATGATGAATAACTATAGATTGTTAAAGAGTCTCCTGCCGAAGCAGCTGCATCAGAATCAAGTGTAAATACAGTCGCACTAGTTGCTGTATAATCTTCTGGTGGTAAAAGCACTCCGTTCAAAGCAACCTGAAATGCTGTAGTGCTATAGTTTAGAGAATTACCGTTTATGTCATTGCCAGTAAAAGCTGTTTGTCCTGCCGTTGCAGTGTATTCAAAAATATTTAATGTTGCGTGTTCACTTCCTGCATCAATCCAGTTTGACCCAGTATAAACTCTTAGTTTATTTAATGTTGTATTGTAAAATAAATCTCCTGCATCAAGACTATCAGTCGGATCTGAAGATCCTATTCTATATCTATTTGCAAAATTATTTACATTAGTAACGTTTGTTGCAACTGTTGTAATTGCATTTGTTCCTGTCGTTCCATCTTGAGCATCGGCTAGAGTTCCAATATCAGCAACAACAGATGCAGTGCCTAACTGAGCCATATTAGCAATAACAGCAGTCTCAGCTAAAGCAGCCATGTCAGTTATAACATCTGATTCAGCAAGTGCAGCCATGTCAGCCCTTACATCAGCCGGAGCTAAAAGCCCCATGTGAACAGCTGTTATTCCTGCTAAATCTTGCACATCACTTATTTGTCCGGCTACCGTAGTTATTTCAGATGTGTTAGCTGCAACCGTTGTAACATTCGAGGATATCCCTGCGACTGTGCTTACATCAGAATTTATTCCTGCAACTGTCGTTACGTTTGCATTACTTCCGGCAACTGTATTTATATTTGAAGCGTTCCCTGCAACTGAAGTTACATTTGATGATATCCCTGCAACTGTGCTTACATTAGATGATATCCCTGCGACTGTGTTTATATTTGATGAATTAGAAGCAACTGATTGGATTGCATCAGTTGCATCTGTGCCATCCTCGATATGCGCCAAAGTTTGTATGTCAGTTGTAATATTTGCTAATGATTGAACATCAGCAATAGTTGGCCCTGCTTCTGGATTTCCTGTTGTAGAGTTAAAACCTAATACTGTTCCTTTTCGAGCGTCTTTGTCAGGTAAGCTTAAATCAGCAACAACTTCACCAGGAACAGCTGTCACAGCTCGATCAACTCTTTCACTTAGCTGTTGTGCCATAATGACAATACTGTCGAGCTGTTCATTTAGACTTGATGCCAGGAGATCTCCGGCTGTAACAAAGTCTGTTGTTCGAGCAATCGCTCGACCGCCTATAATTGTAAGAACATCTGAGGCAACCAGAGCTGAACCCATTGTCACCGATCCTGTTCCGTTTGCATTTATCGATACAGTGTAATGTGTTGTCAAACTCTGCAAAGTATTATTTTTGAAAACTTGAATATCGGCAGCTGTTAAAATGTTAAACGTAAAAGCAAATGGCCCAGTTGTGGTATTACCAGTGAACTGTACCCTACGAGTTACGTCATTGATGGCAATATCAGTCATCTATATACTCCATTGATTTGTGTTCCTTGTACCACATATTGATTTACATTCCAAATAATCTATTAACGTTTGCCTCAGTAACATCAGGCCTACGATCCGGTAGCACTTTGCCCTGTTGCCACCAGAAATCTTGTCCGTACTCTCTTTGATACTTTCTTTGAATACGAGTCATTTTTTTCCTGGCTTCCGGATCAGCCCATAATTTTGCCTGGTCAAATATTAATCTCTCTAGCCCTAATCGCATATACCAGATGCTTGCACCAGGCGTATATCTTTGAGCGAACGAAATTAATTCACTTGCTGCTTTTGTATCTTCGCCCTGGATAGCTTCGAAAATATTACCTACTGTTAACTTTCTAACGTCATCAGCAAACCCGACTACTGGTCCTGCTATAGTTGTTCCTAAACCTCGATCAAATCTATTAAGATCTGCAAAGAGAAAATCTCCATAAATACCTAAACCACCGCCTTGTAGAAAAGCGGCTCCCCAAAACTCTCCAGTATCCATTGACCTGGGATCTCTACCTTTTGACATTTCTTTTAACTGTAAAGCCAAAGCCCCCATTAAAGTCGTGCTAAGAATTAAATTTGTAAAAGCTTTACCTTTTCCCATAGTTCCAGGCGTAGCAGCTGATCTGAGAATATGAGTATTAACCAGGGTAACACCAAAGTTCTTATACATTGCAAACGATCGAACAAGCTCACCGCCAATAGTGCCAGGAGGTAAATCACCAGTTAAGGCAGCTCGACCCCTGATAGATGTAGAAGGAACAGCAAAGTTTGTTTCTGTTTCTACCATCGCCATGAGGTTAGTAGCCAATTCCCTGGCAAGCTTTGGATCTATATCATCTCGAAACTCAATATCTTCAGCTCTAAGAAACTTTGCGCCTTTATGATCATATAGTTCAGTCGATCGCATAATATCCCATTTTTCAGATCCTATGCCATATCTTTCCAAAGATTGTTTTAATCTAGGATCTATCTCATCAATCGTTTTTCCTACGTTGTCAGCAAGTGTTCCCAGGAGTTCCATACCAAATGACCACCTTCCGGCTTGTGTCATTGGAGACAACAAAGAAGCTCTCATTACAAAATCAGCTACTCTCCTGGTAACTTCTGGCCCTGATATATCTCCGGTGTATCTCATTTGCGCTGAAGCGATCGATGACCAACCTTCGGCAGTTAATCCCAGGCGTATCGCTAACCTTCCCTTTTCTTCAGCTCCTAGTGGAGACAGGGCTTTTAAATATGCTCTAAGCGTGTTGGTTTGTGGCAAACCGTTCATTGCCCTGGCAATACGCTGAAAGTTTACGTCAGTGATTGCTGAGATCGATGCAGCTCCTAGTTGAGCTGATTGTAATAGTTGCCTGGTTCCTGCAAAAGCTGAAGCAACAAACCCATGCACTGGTGTGTTATGAGTTCCTCGAAGGATATTATAAAGCTCATCAACGTTTTTTCCGGCTACTCTTGCACGATCTGCGATCTTGGGATCGTTTGCCCCTTCTTTAAGCAAGGTTTCTTTAATAAAGTTTTTGGTTGCCATTGGGTTAGGACCAAGACGCTCCATAAACGCAATATCCCTGGACATATTACTGATATGACCAATCATAACGTCAAACGGATTACTGTTACCAAACTCATCATTATATTTCATCCAGGTATCTGCATCTTTAAATACCAGGAATCGATGTTCTGCGTGTTGATTAGCCATTGCCTTTTGCCCAGACGGTCTACCACTTGGTTTAATTTTACTCATTCCGTCTGTGCTAATTGTTTCGTAAACATCTCTTAATGCTACTTCTAACTTTTGCGGAGAAAACGTCAGACCTGTTTGCTGATCAACCATTTTCTCCAGGTCAAGCATTGGTGTGATTTTGTTTCTCCAGGCTTCATATCCTGCCTGGCGTACTTTCACGGTAGAGTGTTGTTGAGGTAAGCCCCAATCAGATCTTTTTGGGATAGCACCTCCGGCAGCATTAAACCTTTTACGCAAATACTCAGCTGCTTCCTGCCAGCCCTGGGCAAGTTCCCTGGCTGAAGCATCTCTTGTGCTTCCAGGAACAAATGTTTCTCGTATCATGTTTTCGAGCTTAGCTTTGTTTCTTACTCTACCAGTAAGATCTCTTCTGAAAGTTGCCAGGACTTTATCCATTTTCCTGGTCGCACTTCTTTCGATAGCTTTTTCTATTTGTGCTATGCTAAGAAACTTAGACCCTTCGTCCTGTTCAAATAATGCCAGGGCAGCTTTATCTTTTCTTGGTTGCTTAGTTATAGCTGTTCTATAGTTTTCTAAATCTAGTGTTATTCTTTTCCAGGTTTGTGCCTGGAGCATCATTCTACGTTTGCGCTCTAATACCTGTTTTTTCATTACGTTAGCAGCATCAATACTTGCCTTTGATGTTGCCGGACCAGGGCCAAGCTGCCTGTTGTATTGCTCAAACAATTCATCGAAAAGGTTTAAAACTTCATCGGCTTTTTCCTGGGTTATCTCTCCGGCTGCCACCCCATCGCTTATACACTTCTTAAACGTCATATTGAGCAAACCCCTAATCTATTAATCAAGGCGTCCTCTGCATCGAGTTCAGCCTTAACATCTCGTAAAGTTCTTGTTTGAGTAACTATGTTCTCACCCTCAACTCTAAGATCAACAGGAATTTCTATATCAAAGTCCTCTGGCTTGATATCTAACTCCGGATCTGCTATATCTCTAGTAGGAGGTTGTGCAATGTCAGATCGAATACTGGTTGATTGGGATGGACGCCCTGCAATCTCTTTTTCTCCAACAGAAGCCCTAGCTATAGTTGAACCAGGTGGTTCCTGGATATCTGTAGACGGCCTGGATGTTTTTAACACTGGTCGAGTTATACCAGATGAAAAAGCATTTATGTCACTGTTCGAGCGAAACTTTGGAAGTTTTCCTTTACCTGCAACCTTTAGGAAAGAAACATCTTCTTCAGATAACGCTTTCTCGTAAAGCACTCTTTGCTTTTCACTTAACTCTTCTGCTCTTTTAGGATTTGTTTTTTCTATAGACCTTGCTTCTTGATACATTTTATGACCACCTTTTTTAATTTTTGCATCGAGCAATTTAGGTGACCATATCTGAATTTCAGACACAATTCCGTTTGGAGTTCTTACAAGTAGTTTTCTATCAAAGTAACCAGAAGGAGTGACCATCCATCCCTCATCTAATATTTCAGCCTCTCTTGCAAATCTTTCTGCTATTTCGTCAGCCTGTTCTGCTTTGTTAATAACAAATCCGGCTCTTGAAATATCTGTCATTTCATTTGAACTTTTGTAATTTTTTCTTCCCATCTTTTCCCTGGCTGTTTCAATTAATTTTAAACCAGGATTTTTTAGTTCTACGCCTAGATCTTTCTCAATAGTGCGACCAATATTTACAACAAAATCTTGAGACTCTTGTGCTATCTTGTAAATATCATCAACCGTTTGCACTGGCTGTCTATCTTTAAAAGATTTCTCAATTACTTTTGCATTTGTTTCACCAGGGATTTCTTCCCCAATAACAGTAGGAAGCTCTTTTAATTCTGTAGTTTTATCATCACGAATAAGGACTTCACCTCTAATGATAACCTCATCTTCACCAATTCTGCCACGCTCTGTTATATCGGGAGATGCAAGAATATCATCTTTATTAACTTGATATGCAGTGAGCTTTTCACCTTTGCCTTTGCGCCAGGGCAAATTAGACTCAATATTATAGTTAGGATTAAGTGTATAAGATTGAGGAGTATCTTCTAATACTTCCCCCACACGATAAACGGTCATTATTTGTGGCTGATCTTTTAAACCATCTTGAGTAATTTTTTTAATATCTTCTCTTACAGTACGAACCTCAGAAGTTGAAATCTCACGACCCAGAACAGAAGATAATTCGTCAGCACCAAACTGTAGAGGATCTGCATCATCAAGATCTTCTTGGAAGATGTTTCGCATTACATTGAAATTATCACCACTTTTAAAAAGTAATTCTTTGGTTGCATCACTTACTTCAGCATCATCAAGATATCTTGCAAACCCTTCCGATCTTTCTCTAGGAGCGTCAAATGTCCTAAAGGTATTTAGTATAAGTTGATCTGTTTGATCTTCAGCTGCTTTACCAGATGGTTCATCAAAGCCCTCTAAGCTTGGCTCATCTTCAATCGCGTCCTGGCGGCTTTTCGGCGCATCATCGAAAGTGCGTCTAACATCGCCAACTTCTGCCCGATCAAAATCGCCTCGTTCAATTCCTCTTCTGACAGATTCGGCGAATCCTCTTGCTGCGTTTGCATAGTTGTTTGTCTCTCTGGCTGTTCTTGCTGCCGCTGAGAGTTCATCGCTAAGTTCTCCTTTTCTCGTTGCGAGAGCTTGGAGGAGCGTGATCGCTTTGCCATTTTGATTTGCCCTTTCCTGGTTTCTAATTTTCTCTAGTTTGTTTCCTTCAGCCTCAATACGATCTGCATTTTTGCTCAAGTTCTCAAATGCTGTCTTATCTTCTCTCAGTATTTTATACGTTCTATCTAATACCCTGGCACGTTCCAGGAATAAACTTTCAGCAAGCACCTCATCACCAAACAAACCAGATTGCACTTCCTTAACTAAATCTTGCTCGTTTACCTGGCGAACAATAGTTTCTGCCTGGAAAGCGTTTGCGGCATCAGACTTTGCTAAGACCTGGATAGCTGCTTGTTGCTTGTCAGGATCATCAATTAATCTGCCAACTATAGCACCATAGTTTTGAGGTATAACACCGTTTACAATAGATCCAAAAGCTTCCTCACTTAATTTTTCGAGATCTCTTGCCTGACTTACTAATATTGATCGAGGAGGCAGCTCAGATAATCTTTCAGGTTCAACTCTAAGTATTTTTGCCGCATCGATAGCTGTGCCTGTTCCCTGGGCAATGTTTGCTGTAGCGGCTATCACTCGCGCCTTTTCTGCGCTTATGCCATCAACTTCACGCAATTTATATCCAACCAGGTTAATATCTTGGCTAGGATCTTGATCCATTATTCTCTTAGCTAACCCTGCTCTTTGATGTCCATCTGCAATGAATATCTTGCCATCAACATCTTCCCATAAAATAACTGTTCCGGCTTTTACATTATCCCATTCTGTAACGCCTTGCAGTCTTTCGGTAACACCATACTCATCACCACCTTCTTTAAACTGAAATCTTTTTGCATCGATCAAAACATCTCTGGCAGGAACGGAAAACATAACGCCATTTAAATTATCAGTAGAAGAAGCTATTATCTCTTGAGTTGGTTGTATTGTGGTTTCATCGGATATAGCAGGAGCTTTATTATTAAAAACAGCTGCATCAGATTCTGCCGTTCTGTTGTAATGTTCTGCCTGGGATCGAGCGAATTGACTGTCTACAAACGGATTATCAGCCTCAAACTCTTCAGAATCCCTGGCTGCTCTTTCTAAGAATTGACTATCTTTATTTGCCTTCCCTGCTTTTGCTATAGCATTAAAGCCACCCCTAGCTGTATCAACTGTCACTCTAAAACCAACAGGTAATGCTGCACTGCCAACTGCCGCAAATCCTACGTTTCTAATAAAATCATTCCAGGTATAATCATAGCCTTGCTTTTCATACCATTGTTTAACAGATGATTCACTTATAGCTGTAACTCCAGCACCTAATGATGCCTCAAAGAAAGCTAGTTTATATAAACTTTTTGAAGCTATTCCTATGGGTAACACACTGAGAACCATAGGGTCCTCGAAAATTCCTACAGTTTGACCTACGAATTGACCGATTTGACCGCTTGTTCCAACAGCTCTCGAGGCTATTTGATCATTGTATTCTTTTGCTGCTTTTGCTCTTTCTGATGCCAGATCCTCAAGACTTTCAATAGTGATACCTTTTAAATGATCTGGTATTATCTCCTGGTTTTGATTTAAAAAATCAATAATCTGAGATGCTCTCCACTCATAATCAGATCTCGTTTTTCCTGGTGTAGCAGTTGCTGAAAACGCTCCTCTAAGAAGTCCATCTCCTGGATCTATAAATGTTTCATTAGGAAATAGCTCACTTATTTCTTCTACAATAGGATCCCATAAATCTTTAAGTATTCTATCTCTACTTTGAGATTGATCTAAATACTGTGATTTTTTTCTAGCGGCACTATAATTTTCTTCAAACCTGGTAACTGGCTTTGATAATCCTTGCAGATCTCTAAATGATAATTTTTGTGGTTTATCAAACTGTATCATTGTTTAGTTTTTAACCATTCTGGGTAAAGTTTTTTACCGCCATCAACAACAAAATTTATATAATCTTCAAAAAGATCTCCTATTTCATCATTTGGAACTGAACTAAAATATTTTATTAAACTTGCCTCATCAAGCTTTTCAGACTGTATTCCGTCTTGAATTTGAGTAACAAGTTTTTGTGTTTGTTTTTTATTTAACCGTAAAGCTTCACCAAACTCAGAACTTATAAGTCTTTCAGCTTCACCTTTTGAAATTAATCGTTGTGTTTGTATTTTTGGATCTGTAGATGGTTTAAGATTAAATTCAGTATCTTTATCATCGTCTTTAACACGTCCACCGAAATCTTCAGCCATAATGTCTACTAACCCATCAAAACCTCCCACGCTAGGAGGTTTTGTTTTTGTTTGTCCAGGAATAGGTTGCAAGAAGTCCATTGGATTAAATAATATGGTTGACCCATCAACATCTAAAACAGGAACATCATCACCAAATCTATCAACATCTTCTACATTAGAAATATAATATTGATTGCCTCCTGCAAAAATTAACTTATACGTTTCTTCGTTTTTAATTCTTTCTGGATAAGCTTTATCTATTTTCTGACCTGTAATAGTTTCTATTGTCGCCGCATTTAGATTTGAAATAACCTTTTCCATATCGGCAGCTGTCATATTTGGAGGAATAAAAGTCATTTTGTCTCTTACTTCCTGCATACCTCCATAAATAACTTCTCCTTTGTCAGTCATTACTTTGCGCTGTCCAGCAGCTAACTGTAAAGCTTGCTGATAAACCTCTATTGCGTCATCATTCCATTCTGTTATACCACTTTGAGCAGCAAGTTCTGCATAAATAGCTTTAGCTACGTCCTTGATTGCAGATTGCTGTTTAGGGGCATTGAACATATGCAATCCAATAGTAGTTAAAAATTCTGGATTAGTATTGCTACTTGTAAATCCTGGTGGTGTTAAATCATTCTTTAATCGTTCCATGCCATTTACTGCTAGGGTTGCAGCTCGCGTAGATCCCATAGTTACAAGTCCACCGATTAAAGCATCAGATTTGTTATACTCTGACAACTGTGTAAGAACTTCACCAGTGCCCTCACCAATGTTTGAAAGTGTTGCTAGTATATCAAGCTTAACAGCTCCTTCAGCTTTATCTAATACTAAACCTAATTTATCGATCTCATCTTTAAAAAGTATTGGAGGTTTTGCCAGGTTGTATTCTCTCGCAACAACCGTTGCATTTTTTAATCTTTGTCTAAGTTCCTCTTGGTCAACTTCTAATCGACCATCCTCTGCAACTCCAATAATTTCATTTCTTTTTATCAAACCTACTTTAGCTGCATAACGCATAGGGTTGTTTGCTATTTCTGTTTTCATGTTGCTGAGAAAAGTTTGAGCCTGTTTTATCCTGGTAACTTCTTCTGGAGTGTCTACTAACCCATCAAAACCATTAGCATCTATATTTGTAACATATGCTTCTAGCTCAGTTAATGATTTGGTTTTTAACTCTCCAAAAAAATTACTTGTGTCTTGTAGTCCTCTTGCAGCTGTAGATGATGCACCATCATCATAAGCAGATATATTAGAGGAATCAGATAGTAACTTAGCAAGTTCATCTTGATCAATTTGCCCACCGTTTTCTAAAACGTCCTCAAGATCTTCAACCCTATTTATAATAAACGTAGATTGCGCCTCTACTGCTCTTTTGTTTCTGTTATACTCTGGATTCAATAAACCACTTATAAAACGAA